CAATAGTTCTAATGCAGGTGGTACAATCTCTTCTCTACTTGAAGATAATGAATTTCAGGAGTTAAGGAAACCGGGAGGTTTCTTAAAAACTCTTGAAAAATCATTAGAATCAAGAATAGGAGAGTTAGAAACTCTGAAGGTCATGATTAATTCATCGGGCGCACAATCAAGAGCAAAAGACGAGCTATTCCTTACCAACACCGAAGGGCTATATGTTCTAAAGGTAGAACTAGATAGGATTCAGGAAGCAAAAATAAACAACAAACAACAAACGTGGGAGGACCTAAGAAAAGTGACGATTGACTCAGAGGAACTGAATCAAACTTTCTACAAAAGCGTAATGGAACTGGCTGCAAAGAAGTGCAGGAACAGATTCATGGGACTTGGAGAAAGACCAGAGGCACATCTTGTTACACTCGCAGAGCCATTAAAGACAAGAACTATCAGTAAGATGGATCCATGGATTTCAATTCTCTTCAAACCAATTCAAAATTGGATGTGGAGAGTATTGAAAAACCATAAAACCTTCAAACTGACAGGACAAGTCATTGACTGGGAGTATATGCAAGAAATCTTTGGATCGAATCTAAAAAGTGACGAAAAATTCATTTCATCGGATTATAAGAATGCTACGGGAAATTTACACAGTTGGACGAGCGAACTCGTGGCTGAAGAAATAACCGAAGTTGTCTTTAAAACTAGACAAACTTATTACGATCTCGATAAAGAAGAATTCATGATACTTTTGAAGAAATCACTAACAGGGCATAGGATTGTATTCAAGAATCAGAAGGGAGAGAGGGTACAGGCAGATCAGGTAAATGGACAGTTGATGGGCTCTATCACAAGTTTTCCAGTTCTATGCATGGTTAATGCAGGAACGAATAGACTTGTGCTGAGTGATTATCAACCGTTAAAGAATCTGAAAATGTCTGTGAATGGAGACGATATTGCATTCATAGGAACAGATGAACAGTTTTTAAAACACGAAAGACTTACTAGAAGGATAAATTTCATACTTTCTGATGGTAAAGTCTTCATCTCAAGAGAATTTGTAAATATGAACTCTCGTTTCTTCCGAAGGGAAGAAGCGAAGGATCATGAAATACAAAGACTTAGAGATGGAGTGGAGAAAACAGTGATCATGAAAAGGAATTTCTATCCTGTCGAATATGCTAGTTTAGGAACAATAGTTCCTAACAGAGTAGATTACGACAGGTCCAAAGACCTTGGTTCTATGGGGCAAAGATACGTCGATTCTGTACAAAGAATGCCCAAAGCTGAAAGAGTGATCCATACATTATTCTGTAAAAAGAATAAAAAGGCACTAGATTCAGTTAGGGTACCATGGTACATACCATCTTGGTTAGGGGGTCTGGGAATGACCACGGACCTTACAATGGAGAAAATCTCAGTACTGGACAGGAAGATCACAAATAAAATATTCCATAACTACAACAAGAGACAACCAAAAAACATTAACAACACGGAGAAAATCTGGGTCGTCTGGGACAAGGCCAGTGAGTTCTTGAAAGAAACCTTACCAAAGGGTTCAATCACAAACACACCGGTACCGAACACAGAAGGCGAAAGACTTTTCAATGAAGCAATGAAATTCAGCTGTATCCAATTATTATCTGACTCGAATATTGATCTAAAGACCCTTTACAAGGGAAAAGAGAACAA